CAGAACTAAATATTTTTTGACCTCTTGCTGCAATAATTTTATTTGCAAACTCTGCAACCATTAATACTTTTTCTGTTGACGCAGATGTTTGAGGTACAATATGATTTACATACCTTCTAAAACCATTTATTCTTCTATAACCACCATCAATATCAGGTTCAAAGTTTAATAACTCTAATGCTTGACCCGGTTGCATATTAAATGTTGGTTGATTTAAAACTAACCCACCTTGACAAGCAAATGAAAAAGGTTGTGATTGTGATAAATCAGGCATTAAATGCTCCTTATATCAACATTATATGTTCCGTATGTTCCTGACCTTGGTATAAATGTAGAACGAACATAATCATACTTGTTAACAAGCAAGGTCTGTAAATGTTTTATACCCTGTTCAAATCGTTGCATATTTAATTGATATTGTGAAGTTTCACCTCTATATTGATAAACAAAAGCTGTCGCACCATCTACAATAACAGCAGCAAACCTATCAGGTATTGTTGTTGTATCATCGTGTGCAGACATATCTGACGGAAAAGTAAAATAATCAAATTTTATGCTGTATGATTTATTTGGAAATGGGTAAAGAAGATAATTATTATCAGGTGTTCTAATAACAAATTCAGGAATACCACCTTGAGAAAACTGCGCAACTGTTACACCACTATCGTGTGCAGATGCTGTTGTTGAATTAGCACCTCGTGTTGCGCCTGTGAATGTTGTGCTTGTCGTACCTGTGTAGGTAACTTGTTCATTTCCTATATGCAAAGTTCCTGAACTATCAAATCCTGATGTACTTGCAACTGTAATTGTTGTTACAGAGTCAGTATGAGACTGACTTAATGTAGTTGAATTTATTTCATCCTCTTGATTAATAACTGAATTTACGTATTCATTATAATCAAGTTGATTTAATTTGTAACCACCGTTTCCTAAATCACTATCTTTAACAAGTCTAAATGTATTATAATCAACTGTTTTAGTTGATGTTGGTAAACTATATCTTACAACTCCTGCAGTTAAAGTTTTTGTTTCTGTGTTATGATTAAAGGGATAATTAAATTCTCTTTGATTTATAAATCGCACAGACTCATTTACTGCATTTTGTGCTTGAACTTGTATACCTCTAGCAGAAGAAAAATTAGATGAAGTTAATTGAACCTCATTTAATCTTGCCAAAACTTTATTTGTTAATGTAAGAAATGTCTCTGCCATAAAAATCCTGTAGTAAAAAGAGTGGCAAGTTACCCTGCCACCCTTACGCTGTTAAGCTAATTGGTCTCTATCGACTTCATCAGGCTTATCATCTAATGCATGACCTGCTAAATCAATAACAGTTGCATAAACTCTAAGTCTGCCTGTAGCTGGAGCAGCACCTGCAATAGTACAATCAATAGTATCAGTTGATGTGATAAATTGAGTGTAAGTTGAAGCTGCACTTCCTACAACAGTGTTAGTTTGACCATTAGTTCCTGCTGCACAAAAACCTGTAGAGGTTATATCTGCACCATCAATAATGTCATCACCACCTGCAAAGTCCATGTCAAGAGTACAACTTGAAGTAAATGCTTTCATTACTTCTGCACCTGAGTTTAAGACTAGAGTATTTGCAGGTATTTCTAACACCTGAAAGACGTCTCCATCTGAAAAGCTACCACCTGCTGCTACTAATGCATCAATATCAAGGTAAGCCTCAATATTTCTCATTACATGAGTATTTTTAGATGATGGCATTGCCGCGATAGAATCGGAAGATACACCTGTGGTATCCTTAGAAGTTAAATCAAAAGTCGCCATTTATACCTCCCTACGCTACGTTATATTTAGCAGTTACGATTGCTTCAGGTCGAAGAATCTTTCTACCATATAAATGCATTCCACGAACAATGTCCGCAAAAGAGTCTGGGTCTCTGTAAGACTCAGTCTTTGTAATCTGAGAAGCCGAAGCTATAGCAGATGAATGCCCTGCCACAATAACACCAAAGTTAGAGTTTTGGTTTGCAGAACCTGAAGTTCCCGGACCTGTACCAACTGAAGGTAAGTTATTTGACATATAGATATCAAAGCCGTGAAGCTGACCAACAGCTAAACCTGACCTTAATCCACCTGACTCACCGAAGTCTGCATTGAGAAGTCTTGAATCTTCGTCTTTGAGAACTTCAATAAATGTTGGATGTAAGACAAGCCATCTGCCATCTGAATCCACGAACTGAGTATCAAGCAATCTAGCCATTCTAGCAATAACCTGTAAAGGTGTTGCTGTAGCAGTTGCTTGTGCAGTTGCACCGCCCATTCTTGGTGCGAGTGGAATAGAGTGGTCGCCTGCACTGGAAGTTGTGATGTTGCTAAAGCTATCTTTTCTTAGCTTCATAGAAGTCAACAATTCATCAGAACCTGCTGTTGATACTGCTTTTGTGCCACTAACGACATCATTTGCAGTTCCAGCTAAAGAACTAATTGCTGATTGCTTGAAACCAGATAAGTAACCAAGAACTTCCATATCATGCTGGTCTTTAAGTCTATATCCTGCTCTGTCTGATGCAAGAGACTCAAAGTTTACATGGCTATGTGCTTCTTCGATATCATCTATTTTAAATGCAAAATAATTTGCTTTGTCAACGACAAGAGAAAAATCTTCGTCGTCGAGGTCTTGTGGTTGAATGTTTACGCCACGGGCGTATTCCTTCACGGTGATTTCTGGTTCTTTAATAATCTTAACAGTATCACCAAAGTTTGCAATTTCTCCGAAGTAATCACTATTAGTAATTGATTCAGCTACGGAAGATTTGCGGAAAGCCTGCTGAACTTTCTGGGAATAAATAATTGGACTGAAATTACCATTAGGTAGATTCCCGTATCCAGCAGCAGTTTTAAAAGCCATAATATTTCTCCTCGGGCTATAATACTACAATTTCTGAACACATATGAAAGACCAGACGTACAGGTATCCGAAAGGGGCTGAACAAAACTGGGTAGTTTCTCAGAGTCTAAAATCGTTTTTATGTAGGGTAAGAGTAGTCGTTCAATGAACGAGGTCTATTGTGATACTATATTTTACCACATTTTTCTACATTTGCAAAGAAAAAAATTAAGTAGCAGGTCTACTTACGTCATAAATAAAGTCTCCTGACCTTATTGCAGACATAATTGCTTCCTCATTTTTTTCAAACTGTTGAGCTGTCATCTTAGCAACTTGCGATTCTTTAAATTGATTTGATTGCTTTTCCTTAGTAGGTGCAGGACTGGCTGATGTATCTTTTGTTACAGCTTTTGCCGCATCTTTATTACTAAAAGTCTTTTTAGTTTGGGTCATACCCATATCAGCTTTATATAAATCAATCGCTCTTGCAGCAGCTTTTGCATCACTATCGTTTTCATATAGTGCTTGTTGTATAAGCTTTGGTTGTGTTTCAACCCAATCATGAAACTTTTGGTCATTTCTAATCTCATCAAAATCAGGATGAGATGACATAAGCTCTACTTCTGCTCTAGCTCTATCTGCATGTGCTTCTTTTTCAGCTATAATTTTCATACGTTCTTCTAATGAAGAATCTAATTCTTTTGCTTTTTTGGTTGCAATAGTTTCTATAACTTGTGCAACATCAGGATACTTTGATGACCAAGCAGCTAATTCTTCTTCAGATTTAGGCATTTTAATTTCTTTATTAACTGTGCCTGCAACTTGTTCTTTTAGTTTAAGTATCTCTTTTTTGTACTCTTCTTCTTTTTGTTGAGAGTATCTGCGTAAATCGCCATATCTCTTTTTAAAGGTTTTTTCTTCAGGATTTAAAGATTCTGTTTCTTCAACATCTTTCTTTTCTTCTTCTTCCTGTTGTAATGCCGCATCTCTTTCAGCGACTAATGATTTTAAGTTCTCTTCTTCAGAGTTATCATTACGTTTATATTTAATAGGTTTTTTTACTATTTCTTTTTTAACAGCCTGTTCAGCCATAGTCTTCTCCTCTTTAGAGCCACCAGTTGCCTGTCAGGGGTGATGGGTAGCCAAAGTACGACCTAAGTCGTGAAAGTATTATATGTCTTTAGAAACAAAAAGTCCAGTAATAAAAAACTGTACAGTTCTAAAGTAGTAATTTAATCTCAGTTTTAAACCCTTTTTAAGTCCTCTGCCAAAAGCGACAAAGTCTTTAAACTCTTGATAAAATTGTGACGCAGTATCTTGTTCAACATGTTTGCTTGCCAAATATCTGTAACCTCGTCTAAATGCTTCGCCATACCATTTACCATGATATGTTCTTTCGCACCATATCTCTGCTTTAGCTTTTTCCATTGGGCTAAAGCCACCATTAGCTACACCATGTGTTGCAATAACACAGGATTTAGCAGGTTCGTTATCTTCTTTAGTGCCAGCTTGAACACTTGTAATAACGCCACGTTGTCCTGATTCATTAGTTTTAGTATCATCAGTTGTAATTGTCACACCTCTAGGTGCGTCTTTATCTGTTTTAACTGTAGTGCCTCTTGGCTCTTTGTCATCTCTACCAAGAACATTTCTTACAACAGTAGGTTCTTGAGGTTTAGACTTTATTACTGTAGGAGGTCTACGTTCTACTTCTATACCGGGGTCGCCAAATATACCAGCAGTATCAGATTCTTCTTGTACTTGAGTTGTTCCACCAACAACAGGAGCAGGAGCTTGGTCTAACACTTGTTTAGTCTGTGTATCAACATCTTCAAATAACTGGTTAGCACCTATTGAAGTTTCAGGAGCTTTCTCATCTGTTTCAATAGAGTCTTTTTTAATTCTACGATATCTATTAATAGCTGCATCTATTGGTCTAGTGCCATCAGGTCGTTCTACATTGTTAAATAAAAATCCGGGCATACCAAATGAACCAAGAGGTGTGTTAGCTTTTACGTTTCCTTCTTGTATATATTTTATTATTTCTTCAGTTGTTGCCCCTATACCTAAAGCAGCAATGGCTTGTTCTACAGCACTATCGTAACTTCTGTCCATATCTGCACGTGCCTGTGCCATACTTTGAGGTGATGTTGCATCATCTCTTGGGTCAGCTTTTGGAGGTTCAATTAAAGCAGCAGGTGTTGTTACAACTTCAGGAGGTTTAGGTGCACCATCATCATCATCATCATCTGCAGGAGGATTAATAATAGCTT